CAATTCAATGGACAGATCCACAGAGATCGCCTTGGCCAGCTGCTTGGGGGCATCGTAGGTTTCGTCGCCGTTTTCGGCTTCGGTGATTTTTGCGTAATACAGCTTATCGAGACCGATAGTCGCCATAAGTCATTCCTCCATTTCATAATGTTTGGCTACATCCACCACGTAATGGTGGTAGCCTGTTTCTGTCTCATAACCGATGTATCTGCGCTCGGTTATGGTGAAGTCATTAGCCAGAAGCAGCCGCACCATGGCGTTTTTCACCTTGATGTAGTTGCTCTGGGAATAAAGAGAGATTCGCGCCTCCTGCACATCAAAGCCGGGAGCGTTGTCGGCATGGAGCTGAAAGGTGTCGGTTAGCGGCACCACAACGACATACTGCTCCGGGGCCTGATCCTTGAATGCGCCGGTTTCCACCGGGATCTCAAGCGTGCCGAGGGCGGTCTGGATATCGGAAAGGACATTCACTGTTTCTCTACCTCCTCTTCAAACCGCTGCTGCATGGCTGCAATTGCGGCGGATCTGGACGCGGATTTGGCAGGCTTCAGAAAAGGCTTGGCAGGCTGTCCATGCTTTCCGTACTCCAGAATGTTGGCCAGCTTGGCGTTGCTGCCGCCATCAGCACGAGGCTCCACAAAGCCGACCTTCACGTTGTAGTTGCCGTTGCGATCCAGCTTCGCGGGAGATACACCCAACGAAGCCTCCAGCTCACCGGTGGAGCGGCTGTCGTACTTGGTGTCCTTTCCCACCACAGCCGACAGCTTGCTTTTGACCTGCTCCAGCACCACCTGACCGCCCGCATCCAGCACGGATTCAGCCACGGTGTCGAAGTTGCTGCCCAGCCGGGACAGCTTCAGCAGGAAATCCTCCGGCAGCTTGATATCAACCTTTGCCAACGGAAGCCACCACCTTTTTTGCCAGCACCTCCGTGTACATTCCGCGCCCCTTCACATCTTCCACAGAGGTGATTTCAAACCGCTCATCGTCGCAGATGATGGTGTGGTCTGTGGTAATGCCAATGCCGGGGATGCAGCGGAACCGGAACAGATCGGTTGCCTCGGAGAAGGCGGCAAGGTTGGCCCAGCGCTGATTGCCGTGCCGACCCTCCCTGTAAACACGAACAGAAGCGAGGACCTCATCCACTGTTGTGGAGAAGCCCTCGCTGTCCTTGACCCTTTTGGTGACCACAATGTCGGCAAAGCCATTCATCTTCCCAAAACTCATGGTCACACCTTCCATTCCCGATCCAGACGCAGCAGAAGGTTGACGGTGTTCCAAACCTGCTGTCCTGCCTGCACGTTATCTGCGAAGAAGCCGCCGGTGCTGCCGTCCCTGGACTCGTAGAAGTGGGACGACAGCATAATCACGGCCTGCTCCGTAGTAGGTGGCATGGGGTTCTCGTCATAGAACCCCTCGGCCACATGCTGGTAACTCTCTGCGTATGAAACAGCGGCGGTGATGTAGCTTTCCAGCAATGCATCATCCGCCGCATGTTCGAGGATCAGATTCTGTTTTACTTTCGTGAGCAGTGTATCCATCACCGCCGCCTCCTTTCATTAAGCGCTCTTCTGCTGCAGAACCTTGATGGTCTCAGGCAGAACCAGCTTGCCATCAACGCGCTGGGAACCGACGAAGCCGATCTGGCCGGTGGCGGCATACAGCTCGTTCAGACGCTTGAAGGAACGGCCCTGACGGTCGGCGATCCAGTAATACTTGAAGTCGCCGAACGCGATGGACTTGGCACCGGCAGCCACGGCAGGCATATACGCAGAGGTATACACGGGTCTGCCCAGCAGAGTATCGGGAGTGCCTGCGGTCAGAGAAGGCTGCCACAGATACTGACCGGTCTGATCCTTCAGCTTACGGATGGCCTTGACGGTGGAATCGTTCATGACCCACACAGCCTTCTTGCGATAGGGGGCCTTCAGGGAGTAGAACAGCTCCATGAGCTCATCAGCGGTGATGGCAGTTGCGGAAGCGGCAGTCACGCCCACTTCGGCACCACCGGTCTCAGCCAGAATGCCCAGAGGCTTACCAACACCGTCACCATTGAAGAAAGACTCCTCCTCACGTGCGCCAATGCGGCGGGCAAACTCGCGGGCGATATAGGCCTCCAGATCAAAGACGGAGTCGTTGATGAGTTCCTCAGAGACCTTGATGGTAGTGCCCAGCTTATTGGCACCGATGGTCACCTGAGAGAAGGTGTCATCGCTATCCTCGTAGGGACCTTCCTCATCGATCCAGTTGGCGGTACCCTTGGAAGCCACTACGGGGATCTTGCGCTCACCGCTGGCGGTGTTGATGATGTGGGCCAGCTTACGGAAGATGTTCTCCTCCTCCAGAGCCTCGATCAGGGTGCGCTCGTACTCGTCGGGAACCAGATAGCCGCCCTCGGAGTCCACACCCACCTGCAGGGCGTTGACCACCTGAGGCATGGGTGCCTTAGAGCGCATGACGTTCCAGAAGTTGGACTTATACTCGTCGGCAGCACGACCGGTCTTGGCGTCGCCGCCCTTGGCGGTCATGGGCTTGCTGGTGATGGGGGTGTTGACGGGCTTGGCCAGCTCAGCGTCGATGGCCTCACGGCGCTCCATACGCTTGATCTCGTTGGTCAGGTCGTTCAGTTCCTTCTCCATGCCAGCGTAGGTGGCGTCATCCTCTGCGGACAGAACACCCTTGTCGTTGCGATGGGTCTCGAGGAAACCATCCATGGTATCCAGCAGCTTGGTGCGCTTGTTGCGCATTTCAATAATAGTCATGTAAATTACCTCCATTAGATGTAGTTCTTGATTGCATTCAGATCCGCTTTGAGGTCATCCACAGAGCGGCCTGTGCGTTCCTGTACGGTGGGTTTGTTGGTGATCGCGCACTTGGCGGCGATCTTGTCCATCAGGGAATTGACCACGCTGGCCTTGGAGTACAGCATGGAAACGGCAGGCGCTTCCATGGCCTCTGCCTCGCTGGGACGCTGCATGATCTCATCAGCAAAGCCCAGCTCCACAGCCTTGTTGGCATCCATCCAAGTCTCAGCGTCCATCAGGTGGGACAGCTTGGCGCGGGACAGACCAGTCTTGATCTCGTAGGCGTTGATGATGGAATCCTTCACACTGCCCAGCATTTCAATGGCCTTCTGCATCTCGCCGGAGTCACCGAATGCCACGGTCATGGGGTTGTGAATCATCATCATGGACACCGGGGACATGAGCACCTTGGTGCCAGCCATGGCGATAACGGATGCTGCGGAGGCAGCGATGCCGTCGATCTTGACGGTGACGTTACCGGCATAGTCCATGAGCATGTTGTAGATCTGAGCCGCAGCAATGCAGTCGCCACCGGGGCTGTTGATCCACACGGTGATATCGCCGCTGCCGGACATCAGCTCCTCCTTGAACAGCTGGGGCGTGACCTCGTCATCAAACCAGCTCTCTTCTGCGATGGTTCCGTTCAGGTGCAGGGTCCTTTCCGTCTGCGTCTGGTTCGTCCAATTCCAAAACTTCTTCATCGGGGTTTTCCTCCTTTCCGCTATCGTTGGGGGTTGTATTTGCAAAAGCTCCGGCATCCTTCAGCGGGAGCATATTGCCGTTGATGAGGTACAGGTCGCCACCCTCCTCCGCAGGGATGCGGTCGAGGTTTTCCAGCTCACGGATGTCGTTGGCAGACATCCAACCGTTCTGGCGACCGATGGCGTAGCCGTTCATGCGGCTCTGGTAATCACCGCGCAGCAGACCTTCCAGATTGAACTTCACGAAGTAGCTGGCCTTCTCCTCCGGGGAGAGCAATGCCCGCATGATGGACTGCTCCCAGCGGATCACCCACGGGTCGAGGGTGTATTTCACGAACTCCAGCGACTGCTGCTCGATATTAGAAAAGCTCGACTTCTCCAAGTCACCGACCATGTGGGGCGGCACTCGGAAAATTCGAGCGATCTCATTGATTTGAAATTTTCGGGTTTCCAGAAACTGCGCCTGCTCCGGAGAGATACCGATGGGCGTATATTTCATACCCTCCTCCAGCACGGCGATCTTATTGGCATTGCCGCTGCCGCCGAAGGTGGACTGCCAGCTCTCACGGACACGCTGGGGGTCCTTGATGGTGCCGGGATGCTCCAGCACGCCGCCGGGAGCTGCGCCGTTGGCGAAGAACTTCGCTCCGTACTCCTCGCAGGCAATGGACATGCCGATGGC